CACCTCGTCAGCCTTGAACCGATAGGTTCCGCCGACGACATCGCCCTCAGTGTTGATGAGGGTAAGCAGATCGGCTGGCCGCCAAGACAGGTCGTGGTCGATAAAAACGATCACGTCTGCCTTGGCGTCCAGCGCTTTGCGCAGCATGGTTGCCCGTGCCGCGCTGATGTACGGGTTGCCTACCTCGTTGACCATACCCTCGTCCCAACCCGCGGATTTGATGAGGGGGATGGACGCCTCCAGACTGTCTAGGCACTGCTGGTACGGGCGTTTGATGGTCGGAACGCAGAAGACAACCTTGGGCATGGGTCAGTGCCGGCTTACGCCGCGCCCTTCCACAGACCAACACCGGTCAGCGTCGCGCTGACTTCAGCAGCCCAAGCGGCCAGATTGGACGCCACACTGATGTAGGACGATGCCGACACGACGGACGCAGCTTGGATGGCCGCGGCGCGCTGGACGACCGGCGTCTTGCCGTATACGCCCAGTGTGCCGGTAGCCGACGGTTGCAAAACGACGGGCTGACCCGAGCGACCGACGTTCAGAGTTTCGGCGGTGTTGCCGTCGCCGATCTGTTCGCCGTCGCCAATCTTCGGAGCTTCGAAAGTTTGAGCAGACATGATTTCCTCTCTGCCGCTTACGCGGCACCTTTCCACAGGCCAAGGCCCGTGAGAGTGGCATTCACCTCAGCGGCCCACGCCGCAAGGTTGCTGCCGACAGTGATGTACGATGAAGCGCTGACGACCGAAGCCGCCTGCACCGCTGCCGCACGCTGAGTGATGGGCGTAGTGCCGTAGAACCCGATCTTGCCGCCTGCGCCGGGAGCCGCCCCCAGCGTGCAGTCGTCAAGATCTTGGTCCGTGAACGCTACACCAATGGGCTTGGTGAAGGACATGGTGGATCACCCCCAGAGACGGACAGCCATCTGCGGCCGGATCACGCTGTAGCCGTACAGCACATCGATACGACACGGCATGCGGTCGTTGTTGATGTCGTACTGGCGCACGATCCGCATGCTGATCCCGTTGTGGACCTTGCGCGAGGCCATGTCCACGCCGTTGGGCAGCAGCAGGTCCGCCGTGGCGAACGTGATGGCGTCCTTGTGGTAGATCAGGTTCTGCGGGTACTGCGTGGAGGCAGAGCCGAGGAACGTGACCGTCTTGCCGGACACCGGGAACGAGTCCACCGTTGCGAGCGCCTGACCCGACGTGTAGATCGCCGGGCTCACGCTGACGGTGTACGCGCCGCCCACCGCGGTGGCATCCGCCGTCGCCACGAACTGCTGCAGGGAACCAGTGGACTCGCGGGTCTGCGGGTTCACTGCGAAGCAGTCAGCGATGGTGAAGACGTCGCCCTTCTTGATGGTCTGCGTGCCGGTGCCGGTGATGGCAATCGTCGTGGCCCCTTGGCTAGAGACGGTCGTCGTCACGGTATGGGCGCCGGTGCGCGTGCCCGTGGTGTGCTGCTTGATGGACTGCGACATGTTGATCTCGTCGTAGCCCAGCACACCCTCGCCCATCATGCCGTTCTTGAACTGGCGGGAGATGGTCGAGGTCGGGTTGAACAGGCCCTTCATGCCTTCCACCAAGCCGGCGTTGGCGGCGGGGTTGACCGTCGCGTAGCGCGGCGACATCAGCGCGGCCGCCTCGTTGAGCTTCTGCTGGCCCTGCAGCAGCACCAGGCTGGTAGCAGGCGTCGTGCCGGGGGTGCCGACCGACTGGAAGATGTTCTGGAACGAGTTGGCGACGTCGGCGTCAATGCTGGCCGCAAGCTGCGACACGCGCGGCTTGAGGATACGGTCAGCGAAGTCGTCCAACGACAGAGCCATTTCGGCGGACGTGAAGTTTACGCCGATGTGCTTCTGCGAGGCGACGGTCAGCGTGGTGTACTGCTCGTTGACCTCTTGGACGCCCAGCGCGGCGCCGTTGGTGACCAGTGCGCGATCCGGCAAGCGGATACGCAGCGTGTCGCCAATCTTGGCGCCTTCGACAGCGAACGAGCTGTCGTACTGGCGGTTGATGTTGCGGGTGATGACCAGGTTGTTCTCGAGGATTTCGAGGGCTTTCAACGTGATCATGTCGATGGTCAAAAGACTTTGAGCCATGACGATTTCCTTTCTTCAGTTCAGCGGTTTCGGGCTTCCCACTGCCGGACCTGCCGTTGCCTTTCGGCGGCAATCCAGTCACTCGGCGACATTTGCTTCACAGACCGCGGATCCGTCGTGTCAAGCGACGTTGCCGTGGACCGTGCCGTCACCGGAGAGATCGGCTGTGGTGCTGCGGTGGATTTCTTGACCGGCGGAGACGAGGCGAGTTTGGACTCGATCTTGCCGATTTCCTTGGCCTGCAGAATTGCCGGCAAGCGGGCGATACGCTCAGCTTCCTTGGGGTTGGAGCCCAAGTAGTAGGCCACATCCGGGCCTGCGTCGGACGCCTGGATGGTCTGCGCCATGATGGGCGTGATGGGCAGCCTGGGGTTGTACACGACGTCTTCGTAGTCGTCGTAACGATCCCGGGCAGCGTCTTCACGCTCACCGTGCGAGGCCAAAACCTGCGCCTGCTGCTGCTGGACTTCACGCTGCTGAACCAGTTCTGCGGCCCGCTTTTCCGCCAGCGCTTGCGCGTAGGCTTCGACGGACTCAAACTGATCAGCGGGCGGGACTTCCCTCACCGCAGGTGCCGGCGGCGTTGCCGGTTGCTGAATCTTTCGTTCCCACTTGCGCTGCTCTTTCGCAAGCCGTTTTGCGATCAGCGCATCAACTTCCTCTTGCGAGAAAGACTTGGCCGGCTGTTCTTGCGCAGCAGAGTCCGACGCCGCCGTCGCGTCGGGTGCCGTCACGGAAATATCAGCCGGTGCGGGCTGAGCGTCCGTTACGAGAGGTTGGGTATCGTCCATGTGATTCCGAAGAATCCCCGGTCAGCCTGGCCGGTAAGGTTTCGGCGCGACTATACCACTTCGTCAGTTGCGTGCAATTCGGTTTTGACTTCCGTCGCCTTGACCAATTGCAGGTTCAATCGGCCCATAGCCATCCACGGGTTTTCTGCCGTCACATCAGCCAGTGCGTACATGACCTCGATGGCTTCCAACGTTGTTTCCAAGCCGGCCTGCTGGCACAGCGCGAACGTCTGCGCGGGCTTGCCCGGGTCACGGCTAATCTCAACCCACTGGCCGTCAGGCTCTTGCCCCCACACGGCAAACGGCACCAGTGCCGCAAAGCCTTCGGAGATTCCGCCGCTGCTGATGTAGTGCGTAGCCGGTTCGTCGCCCGTGGAGGAGAGGCCCGTTTGGAACATGCCTTGGCAGTTCACGGGGTCCAGCGTTTCCGCGATGAGGCGGGCCAAGGGGGCTTGGTCGGCGGGGACGATCAAGGTTCTGAAGATGTCCATCAGTAGGCTCCAGTTCTTTGATTGACCCACGACTCTGTTGCGCTGATCTGCGAATCTGTGGACTGTGCGCCACGGATGATCAGAGATGACAACCAGCCTTGAAAGTACAGGCTTGCGTTGTTGCGTGCGCAAATAAACAGCGGGTAGTTGCCGTAGTTGCCGGCTCCTTGGTCGGCAGTGCCATTTGTGCCGCTTGCTGCGCCATTTATTCTTAGTGCAGACAAATCTCCAGCAATATTTCCAGTTGCAGTTGTTATCAAAGTTACTGGAGATGCAAAGCCGGCAGAAATAGCAATCTGACCAATCGCAGCGGCAGCATTTCCGCGAGAAGTAAACGCCAGATTTGCAGCGGCAGACACGCCGTTGTAGCTTGGAGAAAAAAAGAAAGAACCTGCGTTGCTGTTGAAATTGTCGCTCAATTCCGCCAATATTGGCGCAGAATCACTCAACTTCCGAACCCCCGCAAACACCGTCATCTTGTCGGTAGCGGTAAAGTCAATGCTGCCCGTGGACATCGAATCGTCAATGCCGTCGAACGCAAGGTAGGGCAGGAAGCCCACGGTGTCGTAGTCTGTCGCTGCGGCAACGCGCTGGTAGGTGGGGCCGATCAGGCCGGTTGCTTGGCTGGTGGGGCGGAGGTCTGCGCCCCAGAGGAAGATGCCCCCAGATTGCGCAGCGTTGTATTTTGGAGAAAACGGTATATTGGCAGATGCAATTCCAGTAAAGAAAACAGACAAAAGTTTCCAGCCATTACCAACGTCTACAATATCACTGCTTATAACGCTTCCCGTTCCAGACTGACTGACAGTCTTGGACATTGTCAATACGTTAAAGACTACTACAGCGGAATTTGGCCCAGCATAAGCGCCAAGCTCAATGTCTGACTGCGTTCCGCCTGATTTTGCATATACTCGGATGCACAATGCGTCTGTCGCTGCGCTTGCCAAAGTCCTCAAAACGTACGCACCAGAACTTGGAACAATCAAATCCGCCGTCGTGGTTCCATTTGGCGCCACAATAGCATCGGTTGTAACAGTAACCGCGTTTTTAATCCAGGCGGCGTTGCTGAAATCTTCCGAATACGTCAGCAGGTTGTACCTCGCCGCCAGCTTCGGGCGTTTTGTGGAGGTGGTTTGGGTGGCGTGGTTGCCGGGGATTTCGCGGACGGAGATGGAGTCAATCACTCCTGTAAAACCTGTGCCAAATACGTATGTGTAGTCTGCCGTATCACACAGAAACCTGTAAGTGTACGTACCAGGGACATTTGGTATAGCTACAAACCCGCTACCATCATACGGATAACCAACTGATCCGCTAGTATAAGAAACTAATCGAATAGTGGCTTGATACCATTTTCCTGCGGTCAGTTGTGTGCTTCCAGCACCATTATTTCTGATGAACCCTGTAACTGCCACGCCGGTAGCGGCACCTGTAGATGAATTTACAGACCAACCAGTTTGTGCGAACCACGCTGCGTTATTGATTAACTCCGCCCCAAGCGTCGTAGGCGCACCCTTGCTCTTATCCAGCATCAGCCCCACAAACTGCTCCACGGCAGTGACGGGCGTGGTGCCTGCGCTGTCGGTGAATAGCGTGCTGTAATCGCTGGGGTCGTACCACGCTCCCTGCTCGCCGGCAGAGAACAGATCGCGTGGATCAAACGGAGCAATGCCAAACCCGGCTTGCGAACCAAGCCCGATGGGCAGGCCGTTGCGGATGGGTACGCCGAAATAAGGCATTGCTCAGACTCACTGAATGTTGATCGGTTTGGCGTAAACCGTGCCGCCGCTGGACACTTGGACAGCACTCACGCGCCACGGCGCACCCGTGCCACCCGGCACAGCAAACGGAATCGGCGTGTTCGGCGGAATCGGCATGTCGGCTGTGGTGGCTGTCACGCCTTCGCCCACGCGGACGTAAGCCGCGGTCGTGCACCACACCACCACGCCCTGCGGGCCAGCGGGCCAGCCTGTGGTGCTGCCGGCAGTGCCGGTGTACGAGGCGGTCTGCGCGGCAAAGGCGGCGTCGTCAAGAGGCTTGAGCAGTTCCACAGAGTGTCCTTTCGGGCCGTCAGGCCAGGAATTTGAGCTTGTACAGGGTGCTGAGATACAGCCCGACAATCTCGTCAATGATGTTCTGCAGCGGCGTGTCGGACTTGTCGCAAACGTCGTAGCGCGTGTCTTCCAGCGTTTTCAGCGAGTCCTGCAAGAACTCCAACACGCTGTTGGTCTTGGTAGCCTGCTGCAACTCAATTGGCCCGATCAGCCCGTGCCGGCCCTGATACGCCTCGGCGAACTTGTCTGCCAGATCAATGATGCCGTCATAGAACGCGTTCAGCGCGACGTGTTTGGCGTACGAGCGCGTGTTGAGGTGCGCAGAGTGCGCCACGTCCCGCGCAAGGAACAGGTGGCCGATGAACGTCTCGCAACTCATACCGGGGCTCCTTCGGGCATTGTTTGCGGCGCACCCAGCATGCCGCCAGGCGAGGCCGGGGCCATCGGCATGAACTGGCGCTGCGCAGCCTGCAGATCACCCACCGCCATGATATCGCGCATGGTCTGAATGACCATTTCCTGGATCTGCTCGGGCCTCATGCCGGCCTGCACCACGCTCAGGCGCTTCGTCTCGGAGTCGTATTCCTTGATCTTCAGCTCCTGCGCTTCCATCGACTGGTTCACGCGCTGGAGCATCTGCATCATGCCCTGCAGTTCCTGCGTCAGCACCTGGATCTGCTGGTTCGCCGCCTGCAACGCCGGGTCTTCCTGATCCTGCAGCAGCTTCGGGTCGATGGTCTTGCGCAGGCGCTCAGCAAGCTCGTCAGCGCCCGGCCAGTCCATGTTCTTGACGAACAGGTCGCCAGCCACGGCCCACAACTGCGGCGAGCCCTGCAGAATCTGCGACATGGCGTCCATTGCCTCCTGCCGCTTGGTCAGGTACGACGGACCCGTGGTGACCACGACGTCGTACTTGCCGACGCCGGGGTTGTAGATCTTGGCAATCACCACGCCCGACTGGTCTTTGACCTCGCGCACCGGCTCGGGCTGCATCGGGTCCAGACGCGCCATCTTGGTCTGGCCGTCCACGCCAATAATCCGGGCGATGCGTTGCGTGTCGTAGATCTTCGGGATCAGGTCCACGATCTGCCGCGTGACATAGCGCACCGCCCGGGCCAGGTTGTCCACGTAGTGGTAAGTGCCGGTGTCCGACTGTTTCTCACGGGCCAGAATGGCTCGGCCGCTGCGTTCGTTGCTCGTAGCGCCCAAGCTGCTGTCGTACTGCCCCGTGGTGGCCTTCAGATCGTCCGAGGCGCCCATCTTGGCAGCAATCAGCCCCTGCTGGGCCATCGGCGGCTGCGCACGCTGCGGCAGCGGGAATGAGTTGCCGGCGCCGTCAGTGGCGTCAGGATTGACCTCCAGATACGGCCAGTTGGTCGTGTTGGCGGTTTTCCACTGGTGCTCGTAGCCCTCAAACTGGCCGCCATACCCGATAAACGGAGCCTTGGGCGCCAGAGCCAGCATTTCGGCTTCCTGCGACACCCAATAGTTGTACATCCGCTGGGCGTCCTTGGCATTGCGCACTAAGCCGCTGATGTGGATCTCGCCGTCAACCTCAAACTCGTTGCCGATCACGCGCACCACTGGAATCCACTTGCCGGCCCAGTCGCGCTCCTCGAGGATCTCGTACCCGTTGGTTTTGCACCACTTCACGCGCTGCTGCTCGGCCTGCCGGCTGCGCAGGGGCATCAGGCCCATGGCGCGCATCTGCCGGTCCTCTGGCGAGTCTTCAAACGCCGTCATGCCACCGGGGTACAGGTGCAGCGTCTTGAGTTCCTTCTCAATGTAGAAGTACTCCGCAATCCGCACCATGTTCTCGTTCAGCCAGTAGCCCGACGTTGAGTCGCCCACGCTGTACGACAGCAGGGTCGAAACCGGCGCGGCCTTAGGGTACAGGCGCTCGTACTCTTTCTTCGTCAGATCCTGCGTGATGAAGCAGAACTGCGCATCAGCACCGCACGGATCCTGAATCAGCGGGTCCATGTACACGCTGAACGAGTTGCGAATGCGCCCGATGCGGATGTCTTGGTCGAACGTGTCGGGGTCGCAGTACTCCGTCAGGATGCGGATGTAGCCCTCGCCAAACGTCACCTGGTTTTCGCAAGCCGTGTCGTAAGCCACGTCCGCGTCGGACATGTACTCAATGTGCCGAATAATGCCGTCAAAAATCTCCGCAACCTCCGGATCGGCCTTGTCGTCGGCAGGAATGATTTTGCCGCTGGGGCGGTTCTGGCGTTGGTCGTTGGTGACCGACTTGACGTGCTGCGGCAGCTTGTTGATCGTCAGGCACGGCCTGGCATTGATTGTCTGGCCCTGCACGCTGCCGCGTGTAGCCAGCACGTCCTGCGGCCACTGCCACGAATTGTCCGAACTGCCGGCATAGAACTTCAGGTCGTCCAGTTCGTTCTGCCGGGAATTCGACACCGCAGCCTGCGCCATCGTCATGCGCTGACGCATCTCGGCCAGAAAATCCGCGTCCTGCTTGCCGCCAGCAGCAGCCACGCGGGCCCCGGCAATGCCGGTGGGGTCGGAGGTGCGGTTGTACGAGGCCATTACTTCTTCTTTGCAGACGCGGGCTTTTGCGCCTCGCGTTTGACACTGTACGCGATGGCGACAGCCTGTTTCTGGGGCTTGCCGGCCTGCATTTCAGCTTTCACGTTCTTGCGAAACGCGGCGGAAGACGCTGATTTCACCAGAGGCATGATCTTATCTCCGTGAGTTCACTGCAGGAAGGCGT